TCAGCTTGAGGCGGTGCCGTTTGGCGCGTTGCTGGGTTCCGGTAGCGCGGAGGTGTAGGTGCCGGGTCGGTGGAAGCCGCCCTGGTCAGAACGCAGACCGGCCGTGATCACGCCGCTCTTGCTGCCTCGGTTGGTGTAGATGAACCCGTGGCTCACGCCGCAGGCCTCAGCGAACTCGTGGGCGTCGAAGTTCGGGTCGGAATAGCTCAGCACCTGGGCAGCGACCCACATCACGTTCAGCTTCACACAGTCGGTTTCGTCCGCGTTCAGCTGCTTGACGGTCGGCCTTTCCTCATCCATCGAGCGCTGGTGCCCAGCACGATCAGCCCGGTATGGGGAATCGGACCAGTCGTGGAGTCGGATCTCGGCGGCGAACTCGGCCGCCTGACGGCTCAAAACCATGATGACGCTACCGCCCGTTGGTGAGGGGGAGCGGCCGTTGTCGGCTCCCGACGAGTCGGACCGCATGGCGACGGTAGCAGCGCAAACGAGCACGCGCGACCCAGCCGGCGCTGCTTGGAGCCTGGGTACTTGCTTTCCGCGTGACGTGCGGCAATCCTGGTCCTGAATCGATTCAGAAGATCTCAAGGGCAGGAAGCATGACCTACCTCGGCACTGTCCAACTGCCACTCGACGCACTGGAGCCCTACCCCGGCAACCCCCGCCAGGGCGACGTCCCCGTGATCGAGGAGTCGTTGCGCCGCAACGAGCAGTACCGCGCGATCGTCGTCCGCGCCAAGGACCCCGACAACCTCGACGCCGGGGGCACGATCCTCGCCGGGAACCACACCTGGCTGGCCGCGCACAACGTCGGCATGCAGACCATCCGCGCCGAGCTGCACGAGGTCGACGACGACACCGCACGCCGCATCGTCGCCGTCGACAACCGCGCCGGTGACCGCGGCGACTACGACGAGCGCCTCCTCGCCGAGCTGCTGACCCCACTGGACGACCTGTCGGGCACCGGCTACGACGAGGACGACCTCGCCAAGCTCGTGCGGCAGATGGACGACGCCGAGCAGCAGCACCACTTGGCGCACGGCAACGCAGGCTCAGACGACGTCGCGCCCCCGGAGGAGTTCGCCGAGTTCTCCAACCGCATCGAGACCGACCACGAGTGCCCCGAGTGCGGCCACGAGTGGACAGGCAAGTGCAAGTGAGCACCCCGCCCCCGTACCGCGTCCCGACGATGGCCGAGGTCAACGACATCCCCTACTCCGGGCTGAACGCGGTCTCGACGTTCTCCGGCTGCGGCGGCAGCTCGCTCGGCTACCGGATGGCCGGGTACCGGATGCTGGCCGCCTGCGAGTTCATCCCGGCCGCGCAGGAGACCTACCGCGCCAACTTCCCCTCGACCCCGCTGATCGCGAAGGACATCCGCGAAGTCACCGCGGACTACCTCATGCAGGTGGCCGGCCTCGAACGCGGCGAACTCGACCTGCTCGACGGGTCGCCGCCGTGCTCGTCGTTCTCCATGATCGGCAAGCGCGAGGCCGGGTGGGGCAAGGCCAAGCACTACAGCGACGGCGTCAAGCAGCGCACCGACGATCTGTTCGTCGAGTTCCTGCGCCTGGTCGACGGGATGCGCCCCCGCGTCGTGGTCGCCGAGAACGTGCCCGGCCTGGTGCGCGGCAAGGCCATGGGCGTGTTCAAGCAGATCATGGCGCACTTCGCCAAGCTCGGCTATCGCGCAGGCGCGCAGGTGCTCGAAGCGCAGTGGCTCGGCGTGCCGCAGACCCGCTCGCGGCTGATCATCGTGGCCGTCCGCGACGACCTCGAGCGCGACCCAGAGTTCCCCCGCCCGCTCGACTACCGGTACACGATCCGCGACGCGTTCGGCGGCGTCGACGAGATCGGCATGGACGGCATCCGCGACGCCGAGACCGGCTACCCGATCGAGCTGCGCGGCAACGCACACCAGGTGTCGCACTCGATCCCAGTCGGCACCTACCCCAAGGGCAAGTACTTCTCGCTGATGAAGTCGCACCCGGACCGTCCTGCGCCGACGATCACCGCGGGCGCGGCCACCGGCTACGGCTCGTGCCACGGCCTGGTGCCGCGCCGGTTCAGCCTCGCCGAGCTGCGCCGCATCGGCAGCTTCCCCGACGACTTCGCCCTCACGGGCGCGTACGCGCAACGGGCCGAGCGGATCGGGCGAGCAGTCCCACCGCTGATGATGAGGGCCGTAGCAGCCACGGTGCGCGACCGCATCCTGTCCCCGGTCGGGGCGTGACCGCATGTGCGGACTCGTCGCCTGCGTCGACCCCATGACCGACCTCACCGCCGCAGTGGCCGCGCTCGATCACCGCGGCCCCGACCACGCTGCCGTCCTCACCCACGCCGGGGTCGGGCTCGGGCATACCCGGCTCGCGATCCAGGACCTCGACGCGCGCAGCAACCAGCCCTACCGGGCCGGGCGCATCGCGCTCGTGTTCAACGGCGAAGTGTTCAACCCGGACACCCTGCGGGCCGCAGTCGAAGACGTCCGCCCCGACCACGAGTGGCGCACAACTGGCGACACCGAAGCGCTGGCGTGGGCGCTCGACACGCTCGGCCCGGTCGCCACGCTCGAACTCGTCGACGGCATGTTCGCGCTCGCGTGGGCCGACGAGCGCCAGCCCGGCGTGCTGCACCTGGCCCGCGACCGCATGGGTGAGATCCCGTTGCACGTCCACCGCGCCCGCCCGCTCATGGCCGCCAGCGAACTCAAGGCGTTCACCGCGGCCGGCCGCCGCTGCGGTGACGCGGTGGTCGACGTCCCGCCCGGCGAGTACTGGAACGTCCACCCAGCCAGCATCGCGGTCACGAAGTGGGCGAGCCTGGCGGGTCGCCCCGACAAGACCCACACCTTGCGGTCGGCGTCGCGGGAAGTGCGGACCCTGCTCGCTCGCGGTGTCGCGCGCCGCTCGATCGCCGACGTCGGCGTGTGCACGCTGCTCTCGGGCGGCGTCGACTCCGCGGCCATCACAGCAGAGATCGCCGCTCGTGACCCCGACGTCGTGGCCTACACCGCACGGCTGGACCCACGCTCGCGCGACCTGCGGTGTGCACGCGAGACCGCAGCCCACCTCGGGATCAAGCTCGTCGAGGTGTCGGTGCCCTCACCGACCGCCGCGGATCTCGCGGAAGTGGTGCGGGTGCTGGAGATGCCGCACAAGGCGCAGGTAGAGATCGGGTGGGCATGCCTGCACCTGGCGCACCGGATCGCCGCTGACGGGTACCGCGTCGTCTACTCCGGCGAAGCCAGCGACGAGCTGTGGGGCAGCTACGGCAACAGCTACTTCGGGATCCGCGACAAGGGCTGGTTCCGGTACCGCCGCCAGCTGTTCGCCGGGCAGTCGCGGAAGAACTTCCCCCGCGTGAACAAGGCGTTCATGCACGCGAGCGTCGAGGCCCGGCTCCCGTTCTGCGACCCCGACCTTGTGCGGTTCGCGCTATCGCTGCCGCCCGACGCAGTGCAGGACGGCACCTCCCGACCGAAAGCGGTGCTGCAACGCGCCTACGACGACGTGTTGCCCGACTCGGTGACCAAGCGGCCGAAGGTCGCGTTCCAGGACGGATTGGGGCTCAAGGATGTCATCGCCCGAACTCTCGACGACCCACGACAGCACTACGCCCACAGCTTCACCCGCGCCTACGGGTGAAGACGTGTCCGGCGCGTTCGCGACCGGCGGCTGGTCGTTCACCTCTGACGTGGTGAACGTCTTCGACGAGCACGTGGCCGCGTCGGTGCCGCACTACGAGCTGTTCCAGTCCATCGTCGCCCGGATCGCGGACTGGCTGCTCCCGGCCGGCGGGCTGTTCGCCGACATCGGCGCGTCCACCGGCACCACCGCGCGGGCAGTGCTGCGCCGCCACCCGGACCGCCGCCTGCGCGTCGTGCTCTACGACCGCGAACGCGCCATGCTCGACAAGGCCAAGGCGAAGATCGGCAACTTCGCAGCCGAGGCGAAGTTCTTCCCGTCGAACCTGCCGCTGGGCGGGCTCCAGCACTACGACGCCGACCTCACCGTGTCGCTGTTCACGTTGCAGTTCCTGCCCATCAAGGACCGGCAGACAGTGCTGATGCAGGCCCGGCACCGCTCCGCGCCATCGGGTGCGCTGCTCGTCGCCGAGAAGATCCGGCCCGTCGACTCCCGGTGGTCGGAGATCGCGCGGGACATGACCCACGAGTGGAAGTCCGAACGCGGCCTGGCCGCTACCGCGATCCTCGCCAAGCAGCGCGCCCTGCGCGGCGTGCTCGTGCCGCACCCCTCTCAGACCCTGACCGACCTGATCAGCGAAGCCGGATGGGTGTCCCCGGAAGTCCTGTTCCGCTGGCACGAATGGCAGCTCGTTGGCGCGTTCGCCAGCGACCGCGGTCTCTAGATCCCTCGTAGCACCACCGAAAGGGGGTCCCTGTCGTGCCCTCTGTGGACGACCCGATCGGCCGATACGTCGGCGACCCGTGGGACCAGCAGCCCAACGAACCGGCGTTGCAGTACTCGCGGTTCCTCGCGTTCGCCGAGCGCAAGCCCAAGGACCGCAACCTGTCGCCGCTCGCCGACGAGTACGGCGTCACCCGCCAGACGCTGGCCGAGTACGCGCAGCGCTGGCGGTGGCGCGAGCGCGCCGCGCTGCGCGACGGGCACAAGGCCAAAGAGCGCTACGACGCCGTGTCCGAGAAGCGGCAACAGGTGATCGAGCGCGTCGCGAACATCGCCCTGGTGTCGACCACGATCCTCGCCCGCTCCATCCGGGCCATCGCGGAGTCCGATGTGGCGCTGGACCCGAAGGATCTCCCCGCCTGGGCGAAGATGATCGAGACCTACCAGAAGATCACCGCCGACAACCCCGAGCAGGTCATCGCCTTGACCGGGCCGGGCGGCGGCCCGATCCAGGTCGAGGAGTTCAAGGGCCTCAGCCCCGAGCAGATCCGCGACCGCGCCGGGGAGATGGCCCGCAGTGTGCTGCGGGTGATCGAAGGCGGGAAGAACACCCGCGCATCGTGACCGCCACCTACGAACTCGGGCTGACCGAGGAGCAGCTTGCAGACCTGGCCGCGTCGTTCCGGCACGCGGTCGAAGTCTCGCTGCGCTCCCCGGCCGACCTCGCGGTGTTCTGCGACCCCGCCTACGTCCGCCGCCCGCACGTGAACCTGATCTCAGCCGAGCTATCCAAACTGCACACTGGCGAACTCGACCGGCTGATGATTCGTGTCCCGCCCCAGACCGGGAAGACCCGCACAGCCGCGATCTGGACGCCGTTCTGGTGGCTCGCCCACCACCCCGGCCACCGGGTCATCATCTACAGCTACAGCAACACCCTGGCCGTCGCCCGTGGCCGCCAGGTCCGCAAGCTGGTCGACGCGCACGGCTGGCGCTACGACCTCGAACGCGAGTACGGCGAAGGCACCGCGGCCGACTGGGGCCTGACCGCGGGCGGCGGCGTGAAGTCCGCGGGCGTCGGCGGCGGGCTGACCGGTTCTAACGCCGACTTCGGGGTGATCGACGACCCGCACAAGAACCGCGCCGAGGCCGAGTCACGCGTCAAGCGCGAGGAGGTCTGGAACGGCTACTCGGGCGACTTCCTGTCCCGCCTGGCACCCGGCGCGCCGGTGGTGCTGATCATGACGCCGTGGCATCCGGACGACCTGTCGCACCGGGTGCTCGACAACGAGGGCCGCATCGAGGAAGGCGGCCGGTGGCGCGTCGTCGACCTGCCCGCGTTCGCCCGCTCGAACGACCCGCTCGGCCGCGCGGTCGGCGAGCCGCTGACGCACCCGAAGATCGCCGAGGACGACATCGCGGCGCTGCGCAAGTTCTGGGAGCAGCGGCGCGCCGCGACGACTGCGCGGGACTGGGTCTCGCTCTACATGCTCGAACCGAAGCCGATGACCGAGGCCCTGGTCACCGAGCAGATGATGCGCGACCGCACACACCTGCCCCCGCCTGCGCAGCCCCGGCGCGCGGCGGTCGCGGTCGACCCGTCCGGCGGCGGCCGGGACAACGCTGGTGTGGTCGGCGGCTGGCTCGGCGATGACCGGCGCGCTTACGTCACCCACGACCGCAGCGTCCACGGCCCGTCCGAGACGTGGGGCCGCGCGGCCGTGCTGTTGGCGGCCGAGATCGACGCCGACGTGATCGTGTACGAGAAGAACTTCGGCGGGGACCAGGCCGAGTTCGTGATCAAGAAGTCGTGGGAGGCGTGCAAGCGGGAAGCCGCGGCCCGCCGCGACACCGGCCGGGCCCCGGAGCCGTTCGACAACGTGTTCCTCACCCGGTTGCCGCCGCGCGTGGTCGGGGTGACGGCCAGGAAGAACAAGCTGCTGCGCGCCGAGCCCATCGCCCAGCAGATCAACGATGACCAGGTGCGGTTCGCTGCGCACATGCCGGAGCTGACGACACAGTGGACCTCCTGGCGGCCCACCGACAAGGAGAGCCCCGGCAACCTGGACGCCTGCGTGTACCTGGCCTATGAGCTGCTGCCTGTGGACAACGGACCGTCGCAGTTGGAGGTACCGCCGGCCACACCAATCCCTGGTATGTCGCCGTCACCGGCAGCCGGGTTCCTACCAGGGGCGGGCTTGCCTGGCGGAATTGACGTCGTCCCAGCTCTAGGAGACTTGCAACGCCGCAGACGCCGCTGATTCCTGCCCCCTACTTCCACCAAACTCCGCGAGTTTGATCGTCAACCACTGGTGCCGTCATGACGGTGTTGTCGTCATGTACCGCATCAGTAAGGTTCGCGTGTTGTAGTCGCGTGTAGGTAAAGTTTGCGTGTGCGATGATCGCCTGGCTGAGATCGGCGCCGTAAAGGTTCGCGTTTGTGAGGTTCGCGCCGACGAGGTTCGCGTTATCAAATTTGGAAAAGTCCATCGCCGCAGAACGCATGTCCGCTCTAGTCAGATCCGCGAAGGTCAAATCAGCGCCACCTACACGGAGGAGCTTTGCTTCCTTGAGTGTGCCGAAGCTAATATTGGCGGCGTTGAGATTCGCACCTGTCAGATTGGCTGCCGTGAGGTCAGCTCCGTGCAGGTCTGCGCCGGTGAGGTCCGCTTTGCCAAGATCTGCACCAGCAAGATCCACGGCGGGGAGGCACGTGAAACGCAGGTTGATCGTGTCGGTTGGTCGATCATGGTTAGTGTTGCGGCGACCTAAAACAGTGAGTGCAGCTTGAATGTCAGGGGGCGTCCTCGGGATGGTGCAGGTGTCCGCCCAAGCATTGGGATCAACTTCAGGTGTGGTTGTGCGAATAAAAGCGGTCAGCACTTCTATGATGGTTGGGTGATCTGCAGGGGAGTCGCGGGCCAGGCGCTCCATGGCATAGATTGCCCCTAGACGAGCCTGAAGGTGTTCAGGGCCAGCACGATCGAGCTGATCGACTGCCGTCGTGAAGCGGTCTGCGGCCTGGGACTGCGCGGCCACTTCGTTCTGTGCCTGGGTGGCGTTCAGTGATTTCCCTGTATATAACACCCCGGCGCTGGCAGCGACGGCAGCGATGAGCGATGCGATCGCCGCCCAGTTCCACCCTCCAAGTTTCGATGTCCATCTTCTGAGGTGGGATGGTTCGGGCTCCTTCATGGGGCGGCGCAGTCCTGGTGTTCGGAGGACCCGGGAGGGCGTCCCGGTGGCTGTGCGGGGCCTGCGGCCAGGGGGCCGGTCGAGGTTCATCGGTCAAGGCTGCCAGGTAGGCGACAAGACGAGCCGTATCCCCTGGGTTCGTGTCGCTGTCGATGAGGGACATCAGGGCTGGTAGTGGGTACGATCAGGCCATGTTCTGTATCGATTCAGAGAGGGGATGAAGTGGAGGCCGTCGACTTCCTGGTGACTGCTCTCGTCACGATCGGCGCAGTGGCCCGCGTGACCCGGCTGATCACCCGCGACCGCTTCCCCTTCGGCCCCGTCCGGGACTGGGCGCTCACCCGCTACGGCGAGCACGGATGGCTGCCCGAGCTGCTGCACTGCCCCTGGTGTACCGGCGTGTGGATCTCCCTGCCTGGCGCCCTGTCCGCGTACTTCTGGCATGACCAGCTGTGGTGGCAGCTCGCCGCCGGGTTCCTCGCGCTCTCGTTCCTCGCGTCCGCGCTCGTCGTCCTCACCGACTGATCCGGAAGGGGGCACCCGATGGCGCGCAAGAGACCACCCGCGAACGCATGGGTGTCCGAGGACTTCATCAACGCAGGCGAAGCCGCCCGCCGACTCGCCGAGGCTCGCCACCTCGACGCTGACCGTCCGGCCCCGCCGGGTTTCGACCCGACACGCTCGCCCCGGCAGCCGGTGCTCGTGTCCACAGCGGCCGGGTACGTCATCGGCGACCCGCCCACCGGCGGCATCATCCGGCCCAAGCAAAACGAGGGCTGGGAGAAGGAATGCTGGGCCTTCTACGACGCGGTGGGGGAACTCCACTACGTCGCCACCCAGTACGGCCGCGCTGTGTCGCGTGCCCGCTTGTACGTCGCGAAGTACAACGAGGACGGCTCGCCTGAGGAAGTCAAGGACGGCGAGCCAGGCAAGATCAACCGGCAGATGCTCGGCGGCGAAGCTAAGCGCGGTGACGTGCTGTTCACCAGCGCAGTGCAGCAGTTCATCTCCGGCCAGTCCCTGATCATCGCCGACGACAAGAATGGCTGGGATGCCTTCTCCGAGCAGGACTTCTCAGTCAACCAGTCCGCCGCCCGCAAGGGCGCGGACAGCACTGTCTACAAGGTCGACCGCGGCAACGGCCGCCGCGACTTCCTGCCCGAAGGCACGCTCACCATCCACATGTGGGACCGGCACCCCGGCCGCTCGTCTGCTGTGGACTCCTCAGTTCGCCCGGCGCTGCCGTACCTGCGCGAGCTAGCCCGATTGGATCAGTACGTCCAGAGCATCTTGCTGTCCCGGATCGCGCTCTCGGGCATCCTCCAGCTACCGCCCGGCACCGAAGTTATTGTGCCGCCGGAACTCGGGCCGATGCCCAAGGACGCCAACGGCCTGATGCACGTGCTGGCCACTATCGGCACGCAGAACATCGTCAACCCCGGCACGGCCGCCGCCGTGCTGCCGGTGCTGCTCCAGATGGGCGCGCCGGACCAGAAGCTGGAACACCTCACCCTCGACCAGCCTCTCACCGCCGAGGTCAACGCCCTGCGCGAGATGAACCTCAAGCGGTTGGCGATGTCGATGGACATGGCCCCGGAAGCCATGTCGGGGTTCAGCGACGTCAAGTACAGCAACGCCGAGTGGATTCAGGACGAGAGCGTCCAGACCCACATCATGCGCCGCGTCGGCTCGTTCGTCTCCGCGCTCACGACCCACTACGTGGTGCCCGCGCTCGGTGATGAGTACTTCGTCGCCGCAGACCTGACCGACCTGGTGTCCGATCAGGACCGCTCCGACGCCGCCATCGCGCTGTACGACCGCGGCGAGATCGACGGCGACAGCCTGCGCAAGAAGACGAACATGCGCGACACGCGGGCCCCCGAAGGTCCCGAGCTGCTGCGCCAGCTCGCCGTCCGCGCCGTCACCACCAACCCGTCTCTGTTCCCTGCGCTCGCGCCGCTGCTCGGGCTGCGCGAGGTCATCGAACTCACACCCGCCCAGCAGCAGGCCCTGGAGGAAGGCGGCGGCGGTGACTCCGGCCTGGAGCCGCAAGCGATCCCCAACGCCGCGCCGGCCGCCTTGCCTGACGGCGACGCCAGCGACCCGAAGGCTGTGCGCGAGCCGCAGCGCATCGTGTCCGAGTCGCTGGTGTCCGCCTGCGACGTCGTGGTCAGTGCCGCGCTGTGCGCCGCCGGGGCGAAGTGGCGCAAGCGCGTCCGCGCCCGCGTCGCGCAGTGCCGCAACACCGACCCGCAGTGCATCTACCTCGTGCACCAGCTCGCCGCAGACCGGGCACCGCACGAGACCCCGAACGAGTACGCCGCCGGGCTCATCTCCGACCGCTGGCCGCAGGTGCCCCGCATCGCGGCCCTGCACAACGCCGACGCGACCTGCTTGCAGGCGAGCCTGTCCGCCTACGTCGCTGACCTGATCGCACACCAGCGCCCGCACCACCCCGCCACCCTGGCCGAGGTTGTCGAGGAGTGCGTGGCATGACGACACCGAACAGCGCGCAGGAACGCAACGCCGCGGCGGTCGACCTGCTCGAAGACCAGGCGTCGACCTCCGTGCGCGCGGCTATCGCCGCGATGCTCGCCGACGTCCTCGACGCGATCGGCGACCTCAAAGACGACGCGACCGCGACAGCGCCCACCGTCGAAGCGGTCACCGCCGTGGCGCGCACCGCCTGGCAGCGGGTGCTGGACGGGATCGTGGCGTGGGTGCGCGAGACCTTCGGCCGGCTCGTGACCCGCGCAGTGGCCAACGTGCCCGACGACCACGCGCCCGACCTCCCGGCCGAGACCGTCGAGAGCCGCGTGCAGTCGCTCATGGACCAGGTCCGCGCCGGGCTCGACGGCGTGCCCGACGTGCTCGCCTCGCGCGTGTCGACCCAGCTGCGCGAGGGCTACGCCGCCGGGGAGTCGCCCGCGGCGCTGCGCCGCCGTGTCGCTGACGCGCTCGACCGCGACGAGTGGGACGACGAGGTGGTGCGGATCGCGCGCACCACAACGACATCGGTCTACAACGCCGCGCACTCAGCGGCGGCCGACGCGCTCGAAGCAGAGCTGGGTCGGCCGCTGCCGCGGATGTGGCTCGCTACACGGGACACGAGAACGCGCGAGACCCACCAGGAAGCGAACGGGCAGATCGTCCAATCGGGAGAGACGTTCCGCGTCGGCGACGCGCGGCTTCGGTTCCCCGGTGACCCGCTCGGCCCGGTGAGCGAGATCGCGAACTGCCGCTGCGTGGTGCTGCCCGTGGTCAACGACCTGGTGATCGACCTGGCGCACCGCGTGCAAGGGAGGGAAGCCGACGTGCTCGACGACATCGACACCGGCGACGGGCAGCCGCTCGCCGCCGCGGCACTGCTTGCGACGACGCGCATGCCGCCGCAGTTCGTCGTCTATTGGACGGTCGGGAAGGGCGGTGGACGCATCCGCTGGAACTCCGATGGCGACTTCACCCGGTGCACGCGGGCGCTGCGCAAGTACCTGGACCCGACCGAACTTAACGGCGCGTGCGCGAACTTGCACAAGCTCGCGACGGGCCGCTGGCCCGCAGAGAAGGCGGCCACGGCCGCGGAGGAGGAGGGCGACATGCCGTGCCCGTGCGAGAACCTGACCGATGACGAGCTGGACGCCGCTGCGCAGGAGCTGGCCGCGCACAGCGGCCCGCCCGCGGTGATCACTGCGGCCTCGCTCGACGAGGCCCGCGCCGGAGCCATGATCGCGCTCGTGCCGTCCGAAGAGGATGCCGCGCGGCTGGTGGTCGACGGTGACGGCGCGGTGCCCGCAGGCGAGCTGCACGTGACGCTCGCGTTCCTGGGCGAGGGCGCGGAGTGGACCGGCGCGGACGACCCGGAGAGCAACGCCTACAAGGTGCTGGCGCTCGCCCAGCTGATCGGGCAGGACGTCGCGCCGATCACTGCGCGCATCTGGGGCGTGGCGGTCACCGGCGGCGAGACCGACGCCACGCCGTTCTACCTCCTGGGCGACGACACCGGCCGCCTGGCCGAGCTACAGGGCGGGGTGCTGATGGCCGGTAGCGAGCTGCTGCCGCCGCAGCACTCGCCGTACGTGGCGCACCTGTCGATGCGGTACGGCAGCGCCGACACGGAGGGCATGGAAGCGGTGGGGGAGGAGATCACCCTCGACCGGGTGCGGGTCGCGTTCGGCGGGGAGGTCACCGACTACCCGCTGGCTGGTGACGACTCGGTGGACCTCGACGAGGAGGACACCGAGGAGGAAGCAGCCCCGGCCGAGGAGGACCCCAAGCCTGCCGCCGCGACCGCTGACTCCGACCCGGTCGACGAGCCGGAGCATGTGACCGCAGCCGCCGACCTCGAGACCGCGCCCGAGTCCGAGGCCGAGCGGGTCGACGAGCCCGCGCCGGCCACGATCGTCGCCGACCTGCGCGCGGCGAGCGAGACCATGGCCGTAGTCGCAGAGGCAGCCGCGAACGCCCCTGAGTCCCCGCCTGGCGCGTGGTTCGTGCCGGTGAAGGTGGATGGACCCACGCCGCCGACCGTGACCGCACAGGGCCGTGTGTGGGGTCACATCGGACAGGCCGGGGTGTGCCATGCCGGGATCGCGGACGAGTGCGTGCAGATCCCGCCGACGCGCACGAACTTCGGTGCCTTCCACCGCGGCGAGATCGTCACGGCTGAGGGCGACACCGTGCAGGTCGGCTACCTCTACACGGGGTGTGACCACTCCAACCTGGGCATGGATCTCGACGAGGCGCGCGACTACCTCGACGCCTCGTGCACGCGCACGGCAGCGGGCCGGGTGTACGACACAGAGTTCGGGCCGATGTTCGTCGGCACGATCCTCCCCGGCGTGACCGCCGACGCGGTGGCGCGGCTGCACAAGCTCAGCGGCGAGTGGTTCACCGCGCCGCTGGAGCTGCACGCCGCGGTGGGTGTGGAGGACGCGGGATTCCCGGTCGACGGCACTGACCCAAACGGGATCCGCGTGTCCGACACCGATCCCGAGCCGCTGACCGCGTCCGCCGAGCAGTCAGACGCAGCGGTCGTGCCCGCACCACGTGAGCCAGTCGAAGTCGCCGCAGTCGTCGCGACACACAGGAAGCGTGCCGCGATCCGGTCTGCCCCACCGGCAGTCATCGCGGCGAGGAAAGCACGGGCTACGCGCGAGCTGGCCCGGTACAGGAGAAGGGGCGCATAGCCATGGGTTGTGGATGTGGGAAGAGGGCTGGCGGCGCGGCGACGAAGACTGCGCCGCTGTCGGCCGGGCAGCTGTTCGAGGTCGTCAGTGGCGCGGGCGAGATTCCGCTGCGGACGGTCGACGAGACCGCGGCCAAGGCCAAGGTGCGCAAGCTCCGCGCCGATGGTGACGAGCGCGCCTACCACCGCAAGGCGGGCACGACCGCCCCTCTGCCGCTGTAGTTCCGGGCGCGTCGACCGGTCCACACGCCACTGTCCAACGGGGTGTGTGGACCGGTCAGCGCGAACGGGTCGTTTGCCCTTGATACCTGTACCGGTTCAGATATCCTGACCAGGTCACATGCCGGCTGTGCGCTACTAGCGCCGGGCATGCGTGCCGACCGAGCACCCGTGGTGCCGGGCACACGCGACGACACATCCCCTTGTTTCGTTGCGCGCCCGGACACCCCTGTTCTGCTTGCGCGGCAACACGTTTCGGGCGTGCTGAGCCCTTTGCGAGGCACCCCATGCCTGACATTCCCGAGATCCCTGCTGACCTCTCGGCGCTGAACCGTGACCAGCTCGTCGAGCTGGAAGGGACGCTGCTGTCCCGGTTCGAGTCGCTGCGCGAGGACACCAGCGCGGAGGCCGTCGAGGAGATGGCCCGCATTGCCGAGACGCTGCCCGCGATCGGCGACCGCGTGGACTCCATCGACGCCGAGGCCCGCCGCGCCGCAGACGCTGCCGCAGCGGTCGAGCGCTACCAGTCGCGCCGCACCCCGCCCGAGCCGGAGCCCGAGCCCGAGCCGGAGCCAGTCGCAGACGTCCAGCCGGAGCCCGAGCTGATCGACGACCAGCCTGGCACGGAGGTCGTGCCGGTCGCATCGTCGCGCACGAGTCTCGCGGAGATCGCGCGCCGTGCACCGAAGCCGAAGGCCCCGGCCGACCGGCCAGAGTCGCGCTGGTTCACGAGCCTCACCGCAGGCGCGGAGATCCCTGGCGTCCCGGCGTCGGCGGCGTTCCAGTCGGCCGGCCAGCTCGCCGAGGCTGTGCTCAACCGCACGCAGGCGCTGACGCGCACGAACTCCGAGAGCGCATCAGCGATGATCGCGCGGGCGCACCTGCCGCAGCTCGGCGACGTCATCGGCGCGAACGAGTCCGCCAGCTACGTCACCGTGAAGATGCTCGAAGCGGTGCAGCGGTGGCGCGACGACCAGGAGCGCCAAGCACTCTCCGCGGACACCGGACTCTGTGCACCGACCGAGACCGTCTACGACCTGTGCGACGTCGGCACGGTCGACGGCCTGATCTCCCTGCCCGAGATCGCGATCAACCGCGGCGGCCTGAGCTTCTTCAAGCTGCCCGACTTCGCGTGCTTCGACAACTACGGCTGGGAGTTTGGGCCCGACCCCGACGAGCTGGAGTGCATGGACAAGCCGTGCCAGGAGATCCCTTGCCCTGAAACGGAAGACGTCACCCCGTCCGTGATCGGGGCGTGCCTCAAGGCGGGCATCCTCCAGGCCAGGCAGTTCCCGGAACTCGTCGAGCTGTACGTGCGCAACGTCTTCAAGGCGCACCAGGTCCGGATCTCGCGTCGCACGCTCCAGCTGATGGAAGCCGGCTCGATCCCGGTCGTCTACGACGACGTCCTGCTGGGCGGCTCCGGGTTCACCGCGGCGCTGTTCAACGCGATCAATGTGCAGGCCGAGGACGTCCGCGACGACTACATGCTGGGCATGACCGAGACCGTCACGGTCGTGCTGCCCCGCTGGGTGCGTGGCGCGATCCGCGCGGACCTGGCGAACCGCATGGGCGTCGACCTGCTCGGCATCTCCGACCAGCGCATCGACCAGATGTTCCGTGACGCCGGCGTGGTCGTCGAGTGGGTCAAGAACTGGCAGAACGAGTGCATCGGCGCACCGGGCGCACAGCGCGCCTACCCGACCACCGTCAAGTTTTTGATCTACCGCGAGGGCGCGTGGGTGCGCGGCCTGGAGCCGGTGATCGAACTGGAGTCGCAGTACGACTCGGTTCTCCTGCGGCAGAACAAGTTCACGAGACTGTTCACCGAGCAGATGCTCATGGTGGCGAACCTGTGCACGACCTCGCGTGTGGTCACCGTGCCGGTCTGCCCGAACGGTCGCACGAACGCAGGCGGCCCGGTCGCGTGCTTCTCGGAAGCGTGCACCACGACCCCGGTCGTCTGCCCGCCGAACGTCGACTGCCCGCCGCTGCCCTGCTGTGGTGACGACGGCACCACGCCGCCTGCCCCGGCACCGGCTCCCTGATCGGCGTCCGCCCCTTGTCGTGAAGCGGGTGGGCCGGGAGTAGCCCCCTTTCGCCTGGCCCGCTCGCTTCACACCCACCCGCAGTTCCAGCTACCGCAAGGGATGTGGAGGCATGGTCAACGCTCGTGTGACCGTCGCCGGTCCTGTTAGGACTCCACACCGGTTCGGCCTGTTCTCAGCCGTGCCGGTGGTCGACGTGGACGGGCACGAGCTGATGGGAGTGCAGTGGGAGCCGCCGACGTGCGCGCGTCCCAAGGTGCTGCCGGACAGCTCATGTTGCCCGACTGTCAAGGAGTTCGAGCCGCCCGCGCCCGTCCAGGACGCTACGCCGTTCACCGTCATGGGCTCGTGGTCGTGCACGTTGCTCGGCAACAACATGGCGGACGCGGTGCGCCGCGCTCGCCAGCACCTAGAAGCTGGCGAACAGCACGCCGTCGAGTACGAGGTGTGGACCGGCGAAGCCGGTTCCGGGCCGCGGTTCGCAGACCCGACCACGCCGAACCTCGGCACGGTGCACTGCGCGGCAGACCTGTTGGCAGTGCTGGAGGAGTACGCGTCCAGGAACTACGTCGGCCAGCCGCTGCTGCACGTTCCGCGGTCGGTGCTGCCGTACTTCGGCGCTGACGGCCTCACAACGGTGGTCGGCGGGAACCGGCTGGAGACCAACTACGGCTTGCCGATCGTCGCCGGTGCGGGCTACTCCGAAGCGAACACCGGACCAGACGGCGCGCCCGCACCGGCGGGCTCGTACTGGGTTTACCTCACCGGCGCGATGAAGGTCTGGCGTGGGTCGATCGTCGAGCCCCCGAACCCGGAAGCCGGGTTTTCGCGCTGCAACAACGAATTCGTAGCGCTCGCTGAGCGCATCTACCTCGTCGGCTGGGACTGCTTCACCGTCGCCGTGCTTTTCGAGCCGTGCTGCCCGTGTGGTGCGCCCGAGCTGACGCCACCCCCGCCGCCTGCCCCCGGACCGGGTGGCGCGAGCACGGAGGAAACCCCATGAGCTGCTTTACCCCAGTGCGCGGGCGCATGGCCCGCACGACCCGAGTGGACGGTTGCGGTCGGCCGATCTGTGGCCCGTGCTCACGTGTGTCCACAAAGGGCTGGATCTCCGCTGAGTTCTCCCCGCAGGTGGAGGACGGCGAGGCGATCAACGTCACCAACGCCGCCGGTGAGACCTGCGTCTCCGAGCCCGCGTGCCCGACCATGACCGGCATCGAGGTCACGCTCACCTTCTGCAAGGTGGACACTGACCTGTTCTCGTTCATCACCGGCCGCGACCCTGTGGTGAACGACCGGGGCGAAGGCGTCGGATTCGACATCGGCGATATCCCCTGTACGGCAGGGTTTGCGCTCGAAATCTGGACGGGCGTCGCGTCGTCCACCGGGTGCGACGGCGCGAACTCCGGCGCAGAGTACGGCTACCTGGTCCTGCCCTGGATCAGCTCAGCGCGGCTGGGCGACTGGACGATCGAGAACTCGAACGTGACGTTCTCGATCACCGGCATGGCCCGCACCGGCAGCGGTTGGGGCGTGGGTCCGTACGACGTCCAGGACTACCAGGACGGCAGCGCAGGCCCGCTGTTCGAGCCGATCCCGCCGACGCTGTTCGGCCGTCTCATTCGGACGACCATCGCGCCGCCGGAGGAGCAGTGTGGTTGCCAGCCGCTCACCGGCTGCGATGACACCGTGGCGCGCATCCAGATCGACCCGGCCACGGCGACGCTCGTCGAGACCGCCACGCAGGCGCTGACCGTGCTGGGCATCGAGAACGACGGCGGCGTCCAGGACGTCACCGCCTTGGCTACGTACACCAGCTCGGCCCCGCTGGTGGCGACCGTGGACACCAACGGCGTCGTGACAGGCGTCGGGCCGGGCACGGCCACGATAACCGCTACCTACAACGGCATGACCTCGACGACGACGGTCACTGTCGAGTGAGGACCGGGACGGGTTGGCCGTGGTGCGGGTCGAGGCCAACCCGTTCCGCCGCAAGCGAAAGGGGATGAGGAATGCCGTACGGAACCGGTCCGTGTGCCTGGACCATCCCCGACCCGACCTGCTGTCCTCGGTGGGAGAGCGCGACACCGGAGGAGCGCGAGCGCGCGAAGCGGTTCGCTGCGTGGCTGCTGTGGGTCGCGACCGGCCGTCAGCTCGGCCAGTGCGAAACCCGGCTGCGGCCGTGTCGACGCCATTGCGCCAGCGATGCCGGGTGGCCGGTCCGACCTGACGGCCGGCTCGTCGCGATCGGCCGCTGGGTCGCGACTGTCGTCGATCCCGCAGCCGGGTCGTGGGGCGGGGTGCGCTGCGGCTGCCCGCCGCACTCGTGCTCGTGCACACGGGTGTGCGAGATCGACCTCCCTGGCTTTCTCCCCGAGCCCGTGCGTGTGGTGATCGACGGCCAGGAAGTGCCGCTGTCCTCGTTCAGGGTGGACAACGGACGGTGGCTCGTCTGGCAGCGCTCGTGCACCCTGCCCGGCCCCGAGGGGCCGTGCGACGTCGACTGCTTCCCCGCCTGCCAAGACCTCTCGCTGCCACCGGACTGCCCTGGCACGTGGGAGATCACCTACCGGCACGGCTATCCCGTTCCCGCCGAGGGACTGCTCGCGGCGTCCGAGCTGGCGTGCGAAGTGCTCAAGGCGTGCGGCGGCGCAGGCCCTGGCGAATGCCGCCTGCCGAGCAACGTCATTGCGCTGACCCGCAACGGCGTCTCGATGGAGTTCGCCAACAACGGCTCAGTGACCGCGGCGGCGATCGGCAACGGCCGCACGCTGCGGTTCGGCATCCCCGCGGTGGATCTCTTCGTGGCCGCGCTCAACCCCTACGGCATCACCGCCCCCGCTGTCGCGTGGAGCCCGGACCTGCCATCGGCCGGCCGGGTCACCACCTGGCCCTGACGAGAGGAGACACACGTGGGCTCGCTCGACTGGATGGCCGACGTGCTGCGCCGCGCCGGGCTCGTCGTCGTGGAGTACCCCGGCTGGCGCGACCGCCGCGCACCCGGCGCGTTCAACCCGAAGGCGCTGATCTGGCACCACGACGCCAGCAGGCCCGGCCCGTCACCGGCCATGGACGACCTGATCGCGGTGCACGGCAACGGAACCACGCCCGCGCCGCTGTCGCAGTGCTGGGTGGACACCGAAGGCGTCTGGCACCTCACCGCGTCCGGCCGGGCCAACCACGCCGGGATCGGGGCGGGCTGGGGCGTCATCCGCAAGGACCGCGGCAACGAGGACGCGATCGGGATCGAGACCGATCACACGATCGGCGAAGCGTGGCCCGCGGCGCAGATCACCAGCTTGCGGCGCGGCTCCCGCGCGCTGCTCGACCACATGGGCGCGAAGCCGTCGAACGCGCTCGCCGGGCACAAGGAGTACGCGCCCGGACGCAAGTCCGACCCGGACGGCCTCGACATGGCGTGGGAGCGCGCGAACCTCCCCGCCGCCCAACCCGCGCCCGCCCCAACCCCCGAAGCGAGAGAGGACGACGTCATGCGGTTTGTGCACGGCGACGCTGCCCGCCCCTGGTCCGACTTCGTGTTCAAGGTCGTGTGGACCAGCGGCCCGTCCGAGCCGATCGCGGTGCGGGTGCACGTACCCATCGACACCGACCCCGGCTACCGCATCGCGCTCGCCACCGGCGCGGGCATGGACCCCAAGACCGGCAAGCCCTACAGCGTCAAGCAGTCCGACCTGGACCGTCTGCCGTTCGCCAGCAAGGCCGACCAGGACCGGTTCGAGACCGCGATGCGCGCCCACGTCGCTGCCTACGACAAGACCCGGAAGTAGGCCGGCTGTGACCGCACCGGTCCTCGACGACCCGCTGGCGTGGTGCGTCGCCTCCGCGCTCAAGGCGTGTTTCTGCGCCCAGCTCGCGGAGGTGTCTGCGCCGGCCGGCTGCTGCTGCCTGATGCCCGGCCAGTCCGTGGCCTGGGACTCGTGCGACCCCGGCCAGGCATGGGTGCGGGTCGCGCGGGTCTACCAGCTCGGCGCGAACTTCCCGCAGGCCGCAGGGCTCGGCGACATGGGTCCGTGCGGCGGCATGGGCGGCTGGGCCGTCGTCCTCGAGCTGGGCGCGGTGCGCTGCCTGCCCGGAGTCGACGAGCACGGGAACCTGCCCACCTGCGGCCAGTACGACGACGTGGCCCGGCTGGTCTACGCCGACGCGCACGCGATGCGGCGCGCGGTCATGTGCTGTGACTGGCGGTCGGGCTGCAACCTCGACGACGCGCAGATGATCGTCGGCGACTGGCTGCCCACCGGCCCGCAGGGCAACTGCACAGGCGGGGTGTTGCAGGTGACGGTCGAGGTCCACGGCTGCATCTGCCCCGAGCACAACGGCAACAGGTAGAGGGGAGGCGGGTCATGGCGCGCATCCGGATCGAGATCAACCAGTCGGCGGTGAACGAGCTGGTGACCAACCCGGCCTCGCCGATCTACCGGCACATGGTGGCCGTGGGCGCGACGGTGTCTGCGGTGGCGAAGGTCAAGGCCAATGTGGACACCGGACGGCTGCGGCAGTCGATCGACTTCGAGCTGGTCTCCCGGCCGCCGGAGCTGACCGCGCGGGTGTTCGCGCCGGTTGACTACGCCGAGGTGGTGCACGAGGGGCACGGGGTGATCGTGCCGCGCCGGGCGAAGGTGCTGCGGTGGCGCGGCCGGGATGGCGAGTACCACTACGCGCGGCGGGTCGGCCCGGTGGCCGGGAACCCGTTCCTGGTCGACGCGGTCAAGGAAGTCACGGGCAAGACCCCGCAGAAGGGCCGTTGACAGCTGCTCGAAGGGGGTGCTGAGAGGTACGCTCCGCCTCGTCTGAATCGATCCAGAAGGGGGCTCGATGGCAGTCAAGTCGTTCGACTTCGCCGCCCGCCGGGCGCAGGAGTCAGCCAACGCCAAGGGCGGCCGCACGCCGGCCAAGAAGAAGGATCACCCGTTCACGCTGGAGTCGGGGGGGACGGTCTATCACGCACGCGCGGAGATCGAAGACGACTCGCTCGGCATGGCCTCCGGGCTGTTCGTACGCGCCGAACGCGACGAAGACCCGGCCGACATGTACGAGGCGTTCGAGGACACGCTCCGCAACCTGTTCGTGCCCGCGACCGCGAAAGCGTTGCTGCGCCGGGTGAAGAACCCGGACGACTCGCTGCGCATCGGCGACCTGACCGAGGTGATCGAGTGGGCGATGAGCCTGCACACCGGTGGCCGCCCTACCACGTCGCCGCGAACCTGATCGCACTCGCGGCGAGTAGTTGGGACGAGATCGACGGCATGTTGTTGTTGCGGGGTATCGACATCTGGCAGTTGCCGCTGCACCGCGCGCTCAACGTGTTGTACGCGCTGCTGGTCGAGAACCGCGACGAGAAGGAACGGTTCAAGCTCCAGTCGCAACTGGACCAGCCGACCCCCGCGCAGATGGAACGTGCGCGGGAGGACATCTGGTGGAACCACGAGGAAGACGCCGCGGCGTTCGCTGCGGCTGAGCGGCAGCTCGGCGGACTGCTCGGATAGCTCCCCGCTTCGCAGCTCGCGGAGCGGTCTATCCGTCGTCTGAATCGATACAGTGAGTCTGAGCAGCGGAGAAAGGACCGGGGATGACGGCGAGCCTCGGTGGCATCGAGATCGAGGCCACGATCACCGTCCGGGACTTCGACCCTGCGCTGCGCCGCGCGCTGCGCAGACCCGCTGAGCGAATCGCACGCGAGACGGAGAAGACCCTCGGCGAGAGCGGCAACCGCGCCGGTGGTTCGTTCGCCAGTGAGCTGTTCAAGGCCCTTCGCGGTACCGACGCCCGCGCTGCCGACGTGCTCGGCCGCGCGGGCACCGCAGGCGGCAGCTCGTTCGTGCGCGAAGTCGCCCGAGCCCTGCGCGGCGCGCAGGCGCAGGTGTCCACAGTGCTCGGCGAAGTCGGCGACTCCGGCGGCCGGTCGTTCCTCCGGCGGCTCGCCGACGCTGTGCGCGGCTCTGAGCCGATCATCACCGCGGCGCTCGACCGGTTCGTGAACCCGGCCGGGAATGCCGGGGGGCGGGCTGCGGTCGAGTTTGCGAACCGCTTCAACACCGTCACGGACCTGATCACCTCGACCCTCGCGGTCCGGATGCAGCAGGCCGGGGCCGCCGTGGTGAACGCGTTCACCACCCGCATAGCTGGCGTCCGGCAGGCAGTGTCGAACCACTTCGGTGAGGCCGCCATCGCGGCCGGGTCGACGTTCATCGGGCAGCTACGCGGCGCGCTGCGCGGCACCGAGCCGTTGCTCGCCAGCATCTTCGGCAGCTTCACCAACCAGGCCGGGAACGCAGGCGGCCGGGCCGCTACCGAGCTGGTGTCCCGGTTCAACTCCGTACTCGACGTCATCACTTCGGCCGTCGCGGTCCGTATGGAGTCGGCCGGCCAGCGCGCCGCCGTCGCGTTCTCCTCGCGCTTCTCTGCCGTGCGGGCGCTGATCTCCAAGACCCTCGCCGAAGCCGGGGACACCGGCGGCCTCGCGTTCATCCGCGACATCTCCAAGGCCGTGCGCGGGGTCGACAAGGTGGCGTCCACGAACCTCCAGGGGTTCATCGGCGACTCGGGGAGCGTCGCCACCCGCACCGCGCGGGAGTTCTCCTTGCGGTTCGGCGGCGTCATCGACGTCTTCGGCCGCAACATCGGCGCGCGGCTGCGCGCCTTCGGCGACGCCGGGGGACGCGAGTTCTCCTCCGGCATCGCCCGCACCACCATCCGCGCGTTCTCCGGGCTGGCTGGACTGATCGCAGGCGAAGGCGACCGGGCCGGCCGCGGCTGGGCATCGCGGTTCGCCGACACGTCGGTGTCCGCGCTGGGCGGGCTGCTCGCGCGGTTTGTCCAGCTCGGCTCAAACATCGGCACCGGGCTCGTGTCCGGGCTGTCCAAGGTAGCCGCGCCGATCGCCAAGACGTCGCTTCTGTTCGCCGGGCTCGTGACCGCGGTCAGCGCGCTCGGGCCGGTCATGGCCGGGGTCGGCGCGGCCGGCTCCGCTGCTGCCGCCGGGCTGGCTCTGCTACCCGCTGCGGGCGTCGCGGCGGCAGCGAGCATGGCAACCCTGGCCGTAGCGTTCAACGGCGTAGGCGGGGCTCTCAAGGCCGGTCTTGCCGGGGATACCGAGAAGTACGCCGAAGCGCTCAAGCAGTTGAGCCCGAACGCGCAAGCCGCGGTGAAGGCGTTCGTCGGGTTCCGTGACCAGCTCCAGGGGATCAAGACCCTGGTACAGGACAACTTCTTTGCTGGGATCGCCGACCAGGTGGAGAGCCTGGGCGCGTCGCTGCTGCCAGTCCTGGAGCGCAGTCTCGGCAGCCTCGCCTCGGCGCTGGGTGCGCAGTTCTCCGGGCTGCTGTCCTCGCTCCAGGCCCCGGCGAACCTGACTGCGCTGGAAGGGATCTTCGCCAACATCACCGCAGCGGCGAACAACTTCGCCCCGGCCATCGGCAACATCGTGTCGGCGTTCCTGCCGTTCGTGCAGATCGCGTCGAGCTTCCTGCCGCAGCTGGGCACGTGGCTTGCGCAGGCTACCGGGCAGCTCGCGTCGTTCGTGCAAGGCGCTGCCCAAAGCGGACAGCTGGCGGCGATCTTCCAGAGCCTGATCGACCGGGCGCAGCAGTTGTTCGCGGTGTTCCAGGCGGGCATCCAGCCGGTCCTGGGTCTGTTCCGGGGGCTAGGTTTCGGGGCAGGGCAGGTGCTCGACCAGCTGGCGACATCGTTCACGGCGCTCACTGGGCCGCTGACGTCAGTGGGTCGGCTGATCGGGTCGTTCCTCCAGCAGCTCGCGCCGCTGTTGCCTGTGATCTTCCAGCTAGCCGGGGTGATCCTGAACGCCCTAGTGGCTGCGCTGACACCGCTAATTGCGCCGTTGATGCAACTGATTAGCGCGATTCTGCCGCCACTAGTGCAATTCTTCGCCGCGCTTTCGCCGATTCTAGCAGTAATCGCGGGCGTGTTCGGTCAACTGCTGGTCGCGCTCATTCCGTTGATCGAGCCGATTTTGCAATTGGCGACGAGCTTGCTGCCGCTTCTGGCTGGTGCGGCGCAGGCGCTGGTGCCGATCATTCAGGCGCTGACACCGGTGTTCCAGCTGGTCATCAACGTGATCAACACGCTGATACCGATCGTGCAGGCCGTGGTCAGTTTCGTGGTTTCGGCGTTCCAGACAATGGGGTCGATCGTCGGCTCTGTGCTGTCGACAATGGCCGGAATCGTGTCGTCGATCTTCAACGGGATCAAGTCGTTTATTTCAGGAACGCTTTCCGCAATCGGGAGTATTTTCTCCAGCGCATGGAATGGGCTGGTGAGCATCGTTCAGAATGTGGGCGGCGCGATCGGTAGTGCGGTTTCGGGGATCATCGATTCCATCGTCAATTTCTTCAAGGGCCTGCCCGGAAAGCTGGTACAGCTCGGTAAGGACGCGATCCAAGGCCTGATCAACGGCCTCAAGTCCGCGGCCGGTGCGGTGATCAACTTCTTCAAGAACCTGATCTCGGACGCGGTAGGCGGGGTGCTCGACTTCCTCGGCATCGCCTCCCCGTCCAAGCTCATGAAGTGGATCGGCCAGCAGGCCGGTAAGGGCCTGGTGATCGGCCTCAAGGGGATGGTGCCCGACGTCGGCCGCGCGGCTGCGCTGCTGGCCGCGGCTATCCCTGCGATCACCCTGCCCAACATCGGGCCCGGGAACGTCAGCACGGGTTCCGGGCCTGGAGGTGTCGGCGGCGCGGGCAGCTCCGGCGGCGTCGTTCCGGTGACCAGCTCCCGCACGCTCGTGGTTAACCAGAACTTCAACATGCCCTCGACCAACCCGCGCACGTTCGCCGAGATGGCAGGTGTCCACATGCGCGCCCAGGTGTCCAAGGTGATGAGGTAACGGTGGCAGAACAGGGGTTGCTGTACTTCGCGGGCACGGAGGTCGGCTCGAACTCCCGCGTGCTGTCGTACCTGCGGGGCTCGTCGCGTGCGGTCGCCACGCCGGGCTGCTCGTGCGTCGAACCGGCGGCGGTCGGCGACGCCCCTTACGTCTCGCCCGCGGCCGATCCCGCGCCGTGGTACGACCCCGACGAGCCCGAGTCCGCGCGGTTCGGCGGCGTGTGGATCGAGTCTGTTACAGGGTTGAGCGATTCGCCGTATCAGCGGCAGGCCACCCAGCGGCTCGGAGACGGGGCGGTCGTGTCTCGCGGCCGGCGCGCGTCGAAGGAACTCACGATCACTGCGTGGCTGTTCGCCGCAGACTGCTGCGGCGCGGACTACGGGCTGCAGTGGCTGACTGCGGCGCTCTACTCCAGCTGCACGCAGTGCGACGGCGACGAACTGTGCTTCCTGTCCTGCTGCCCCCGTCCCGTGGCTGAGAGCCCCGGTGCGGCGCAAGGACCGGACGGACGTTGGTGGGACACCCCGCAGCGGATCCGCACCCTCACAGGCGCTGCGCTGCTGTCCGGGCCCACGCTGGTCACTCGCTCGCGCGGGTGCGAAGGCGCGCCATGCGGCGAAGGCGTCGAGATGCGCCCGATGTATCAGGTGGTGTGGGTGATGAACGCCGACCCGTGCGTGTGGCGGCGACCCGTGGAGGTGGTTGACGGGCAGTTCTGGCCGCTGCCCACCGGCGACGAGCCGTGCAACATCACCTGGACCACGGACTGCTGCGACCCATACCGGCCGGGCTGCTCGTGCGAGGGGCCGTGCTCGGGCGACCCGCAGTGCGCGACGCTGCCCGCGCCGCCGGTACCGCCGCCGGTCGAACCCGACTGCATCTGCATCCCGCTCCAGGTAGTGCGCCAGTGCGTGGACATCACCCCGGACCTCGTGCCGAACTGGGAGGAAGCCTCGCTGCTGATCACGATCAACTCGGGGTCGCAGCCCATGCGGAACCTGTCGATCAACGTGTGGCCCAACGTGCTCGACCGCGACCCCGACCAGCTCAACGAGTGCCAGGCGTGCGGGGTCTACTACGTCACCTACGTTCCCGCGAACTCCACGCTCACCATCGACGGGCGCACGTGCACGGCGCGTTTGGACTGCCCCGGCAACGCCACCCGCAACGCCGCCAACGAGGTGTACGGGAGCGCGGGCGGCCCCATGTCCTGCGTGACGCTCTCGTGCGGCATCCGCTACACCATCTGCGCGGACGTGGATATTCACCAGGTCGCGCCGGACGCCACGCTGTCAGTGTCGGTGGTGCGGTGTGAGGCGGTGGCCTGATGCCGCAAGGAGGGCCGCTCGGCTGCTGCGTCAACACCGCGTCCATCTGGGACAGGTGCCTCAACCGCAAGGTGGTGGACCTGGACGACGTGAACTGCCTCCAGTACGGGCGCGAGCTGGACGACCTGTCCGAGGCCAACGCCACCGTGGGGCGCAACGGCCGGTGCTGCGAGGTGCTGGACCAGGTGCGCACCTGGCGGCACGCGCTGGTGATCCACCGGTGCGGCCAGCTGGTGTGGTCCGGGCCGATCCTGCGCATCACCTACAACCTGGACGACACGGTGATCGAGGCCGTTGACGGCATCGGGTGGCTTGACCGCCGCCTGGTGCGCGAGACCCGCGAGGTGTGCGGGTCGCTGGCCGACATCGCTCGCGGCATCATCGACGAGGCCCTGGAGCACCCGGACGGCGAGCAGGACGAGACGTGCCTGCGGTTCCAGTACCTAGGGTGCGAGCACGAGGGGTGCCGCAAGTACGAGGCGTGCCAGACCACGGCCGCGGCCGAACTGCGGCAGCTGGCGCGCGGCCCGCTGAACTTCACCGCGCTGGGCCAGCAGGTGATGGTGTGGTGCGGTGGGGCGACGTTGGGACGCACCACCACTCTGCAGGACAAGGATTTCATGGGCGCGCTATCCGTTGTGGAGGACGGCTACAGCCTGGCCACGGCCGTGTGTGTGCAGGGCAAGGGCGTCACCGGGTACTGCGGGGGCACTGACCCGTACTACGGGCTGGTGGAGGTCACGATCAAGGACGACACGATCACTACCCAGCAGGATGCGGACACGCTGGCCTGTCAGGAGGTGGCCGCCCGGTCCCGGCCGCCGCTGGTGCTGTCGGTGCCGGACGGCATCCGGCTGGACCCGCGAGCTCCGGTGGACTTCGCCGAGCTGGTGCCCGGCGTGGTGATCCCCATCTGGTCCAGCGCCACGTGCCGCACCGTGTCCGAGGAGATGGCGCTCACGCGGGTGCAGGTGACGCAGGGCTGCTCGGATGACGGGACGGATGAGGAGCGGGTGGCGATCACGGTCGCCCCGAAGGCTTCCATCGGGGCGGAGGCTGCCTGATGCCGGTGCCGCCGTTCGCTGACGCCCGCGCCGTGCGGGCGTGGATGCAGGAGATCGAAGACCGGCTGACCAAGCTGGAAGGCCGCCGCGATGTCGTCGTGGGCGGCTGGGTGCTGGAGGAGCGGGACGGGCAGGTGGAAGCCCGGCACGCCGCCTCCGGTGAGGTCGTGGTGATCGCCGCGACATCCCTGTAACTCCGCGTCCGTAAATCGCAAGTCAACAGGCTCCTGAGGAGTCTCAAGCGCCTATCATCTGAATCGATACAGAAGGAGCTGAGATGACTACTCCCGTGCAGCAGTGCCAGCCATGCCCTCCGCGCGCCAGGGCACGAACCGATGAGGACATCGCCGTCATCAACGCCGTGGCGCTCGCCGTTCCGCTGGACACGGTGACTTACGACCGAGGCGATATGCACAACCCCGCCAACCCCTCGCGGCTCACCGTCCCAGCCGGCTGGGCAGGCAGCTACAGCGCCGGGGCCAACGTCCGCTTCCTTGCCGGCACGGACGATGCAGGACTCGGCTACCGCACGCTCCAGGTGCGTCTCAACGGGACGATCATCATCGCGTCTCAGCAGATCCCCGACGTCAAGCTTGGCACCGAGCCCACCGACCTCAACGTCCACACGGACTACGAACTCCTGGCTGGCGACTACATCGAACTGGTAGTGCGACAAGGGATGACCACCCCCGAAAGCATCGCCGTCGACATGGTCGCCGAGTTCTCGGCGGCGCTGTGGCTGACCGGCTTGCACCGCTGAGAGTGGGGAAGACGGATGTCACAACCAGGTACGTCACCACCTCGCGTCCAATGCACACCGTGCATGCCGGACTGCACATGCGAACCGGTAGATCCGCCCGACGTTCTCATGGCTACTCCCGACCACGGAGCCGGCGCGTCTTCTGCTGCTCGTGAGACTGCCGACGAGTGGTCGGCGTGACCCGGCCGTGCGGGTGCGGTGGCAACGCCAGTCTGACCTGTAACTGCGTGATCGTCGCCGGGCCTAACACCCAACTGACAGGAACCGGCAATCCGGAAGATCCGTACGAGATCACCGCAGGTACGACGCAGGTGAAGGTGACCGACACGGCCAGTGTGGACCTGACGCTTGGTGGAGACGGCGCGTCCACGCCCTACAACCTGTCTGCCGCTGTGCGGCTCAACCCCTCAGGCTCCAACCTCATCACCTCCACGGCCTCGGGGCTGCTCGTCGCCTGCGCGGACGTGCAGGACTGCGTGGCTGAAGCGATGGGGCCGGGCCTGACATTCGACACAGCCGACCGGCTGTTCGAAGTGCAGCTGTCCGAGCAGGCCGGGAACACGCTGCTGTTCGGCCCGGACGGCGGGCTCTACAACAGCGTGGACGGCTCGGTGGTGCCGTCGCAGCCACGCGCCCGCATCGGGAAGTCCACCGGCCAGGCCATCGTCAGCAGCACCAACACGGTCACGACGGTGGCGTTCGACCAGGTCTTCACCGACAACGCAGGCATGTTCGGCGCGATCGGCCGGCTGACCGCGCAGGTCGAGGGCGGCTACACCGTGGGCACCACGATCCAGTGGCAGAGCAACGGCAACCACTTCGGGCACCGCGCGGTGTTCTTGCGGCTCAACGGATCACAGTTCATCGCGGCCGAGCAGATCGACGCGTCCAAGGCGTTCTCCACCATCCAGAACATCTCGACGTGCATCGATCTTGACCCCGGCGACTACGTGGAAGTGCTCGTGCAGCAGTCGCAGGGCGTGGTGTGGAACCTGTTGGCGTCTACGAACTTCGTGCCCACTTTCTGGATGTACCTGACCGCAGAGGGGGCCTGATGCCTTCGCCCTGCACCTGCGACTGCGGCCTCACCATGGACGGCGGTCAGATGTGCCTCGACTGGTCCGCGGTCGCTATGAAGCGGGTCTGCGCGGTCACTGGCGCAGTCGCTGGCACGTTCGAGGCGTCGCCCGACTGGGCGTTGCAGCGCGACCTCTGGCTTGCCTGGAAGAACACGACGTGCCGCACGCACTGTGTGCTCGCGCAGTTCGACGTCCCGTACGTCAAGATCAAGGTCGGCGGCGGCAACACCTGGTACGTGCGCGGCTACATCGATGCCGCGATCAACCAGCCCGGCCCGCCGGTCGACACCACTCGTGAGCCCGAGATGCAGTGGTCGGCGAACTGGTACCTGGCGCTGCCTGCGGGCACTGACCAGGAGGCGAGCGCGCCTGGCTCGGCGCAGCGCGAGTACATCGTGCAGCCGGGGGACAGGCTCGTCGTCGGGTTCCGGTTCTTCGCGCGCACCGCGAACTACACCGCGCAGAGCGCGAACCGGCTGGAGATCGCGCCCGCGAACATCTCGCTATCCGCGTGGCCGTCGAACGTCACTACCGGCTCGGGCCGCACATGCTGAAAGAGAGAGGGGGTCGCGGTGCCTGCGGTGTGCATGTGTGACTGCGGCCTGACCGTCGAGGACGGCAAGCTGTGCCTGGACTGGCAGGCGGTCGGCATGTACCGCGCGTGCGTGACCGCCGAGCCGTACAGCAACTCGTTCGTGCGGATCTTCGGTGACCCCGAGGAGTGGTTCCAGCTGCGCGCCGGCTCGCTGTTCTGGCGCAACGACACGTGCCGCACGCACCGCGTGGTGGTACGCGCCGAGATCCCGTACGTGCGCATCCTCGTCGGGCCGGGGAACCGGTGGGAGGTGCGCACGTTCATCGACGCGGGGATCGACACGGTCGACGCGCCGTTCGACGGGGCCCGCACGCCCGAGATGTTCTGGACGTCGAACTGGGCGACTGGTCTGCCGCAAGGCACCGCGCAATACCAAGAGGCGCCGGGCGCGGCGTCGCGCGAGTTCGTAGTGCCACCGGGGTCGCACATCATCGCCCAGGCAGTGGTGCAGGCGCACATGCCCGCGTTCGAGTCCAATCCGGTCAACCTGCTGGCGTTCGGCGCGTTGCAGGTGTTCCTGTCGGCGTGGCCGTCCCACATGGACAGTGGCATCGGCCGCACGTGCTAGCCTGCTTGCGCTGCGAGTCGCTGAGCCTGGCTCGGTGAACCGGAGGCGGGGAGAGCAACGCCCGGCGGGCCTAGTGCCTGCCGGGCGTTTCCCGTTTCACCGCACCGCCTACCCGGCGCACACGAGGTGCCCGTGCCACAGGCGCGCGTTCACCCCGTTGTCCTCCATCGACACGAGCGTGTAGACCTCGCCCGGCGCGGTCTCGACCATCGCCGCGTACACCATCCCGAGCTGGGTGCTGTTGTGGTTCTCCATCAGCAGTTGTCCCGCGTTCCACGTTGCCCCGTCGTCAGTCGACACCGCGTACACCGCGTCGCGCGTCGTAGCGTCGCGGTAGACGACGACCAGCTGGCCGGTCGACGTCGCGAGCGCGGTCGGCCGACCAGTGCCAGGGAACAGCTCACGCGGCGCGCTCCAGGACTGCCCGCCATCGGTCGACTCGGTGAGCCCGATCGACTGCCACGCCCCGTGCCGGTGGAAGACGAGCATGCGGCCCGGCTGGTTCTCGTCGAGCACGAGCCACGGTTCCGCGTAGCTGCGCTCGTCGGCCGCGCCGTCCGCGATCCGGGTCGACGTCCAGTTCGCGCCGCCGTCGACCGAGCGCGCGATGTACGCGGAGTCGAACTCCTCGAGGTCGCCGGTGGCGTCGTCGCGTTCGCGGCCGTAGAACGGCAGCCACAGTGTGTCGCGCCCGCCGGGACCTTCGGCGCGGATCGGTGCTGAGACGGCCGCGTAGGGCAACCGTGGGTCGACCCTGCGCGGCGTGCCCCACGTTGCGCCGCCGTCGCGCGAGAGGCGCGCGTAGGCCCCAAGAGCAGGCAGGGACTGGAAGCCGGTGAAGTAGGTCAGCCAGTGCCGGTCGTCGGCCTGGCGCGACACGTTCGGGTCGCGTACGCCTATGCTCCACCGCAGAAACTCCGGCGCGGTCCAGCTCGCGCCGCTGTCACTGCTGGTCGTGGTGAACAAACGGGACGTGCCGTAGGACAGGTGGTCGTTGCCCTGCCACCACACTGCGCGCAGCCCGGCCGGGATCTCGACGACAGTGGGGAAGGCGCTGTAGTCGTCGCCGAGCGGCATCGGCTCGAACGCGCCAGGCAGGTAGTTCGGGCACACGACAGGGTCTGGTTGCGTCACACCCTAAGTGTCCCAAGCAGACCGACTCCGATCGGGGAAGTCGGTGCCTGTTCGTACAGTCCGGTCACACGTCTCTTCGTTGCGTGCTGTGGCAAGGCACCTTCTGGTGACGCGACGAAGGGGCGACGTCGAGCACCTGCGGTAGCTCGAGGTCGCCCCTTCGGGTGCCTACTCGGCAGCGGCGCTGCTCGCCTGCTGGCCTTCGCGGGCCTGCCACGGGATGCCCTTGCGTGGGCCGGACGGCTCGATGGGCTTGTTCACGCTGCGCGTGGGCTTGCCGTCCGTGCCGAGCCGGGGGTTACTGTGCGCGAGCCCGAGCCAGGAGTAGAGAGTGGACCGGGGCACCTTGCAGTTCAGTTCGAGCTGGCGCAGGTTCACGCCGAGTTCGTTGTAGGCGCGCTCGACGAGTTCAGCCATGGTCTCAGCTGCCTGCTTGTACTCACGGTCGAGCCGGAACCGCTCGTCGACTATCTCGCCGATGACTACCTTGAGCCGTTCGAGCGCATCACCACGGGGCCGCTTGGACCCGACTTCAACAACGCCGCCGTGCCGGTTGAACACCCCGCGGGCCAGGTCGTAGTGCTCGGACTGCTCGGCGTACTTCCAGCCGTACTCAGCCGCGAGCTTGACCTTGGGCCCGAACTTGTCAGTGTTCTTCTTGTGCGCCACCCGGTTCTTGCGGCGCTCCTCAGCGAGCCGCACTAGCTCGCCGACAACGCGTTCGCGCTCCTCCGCGATCTCCGCGGCAGTGAGCGGCCGGCCATCGCGCGTAGTCGCGGTCCGGGCACGTCGGCGGGGGTTGGTGGTCATAGTGTTTCACACTCTACAAGTTATGTAGTGTGTGGGACAACCGCGCGGATGTTACCGGGTATCACGGACCGGTAGGCGTTGACCACCTTGCGGGCCTTCGCGAGGTACGTAGCCTGCGCTTCGCGGGCCAGGTCGTCCCAGTCGTCGCTGCTCGCCTGGTTGCGCTCGAAGTCGTCGGCCAGCATCGCCAGCGCAGCGGCCTTGACGCCCTCCTCGTGGCGCTCGTTGTCGGTCGGCGTCTCGGCGGGCGTTTCGCTCACGGGCAGTCCTTCAGTCACGTGGGGTGCCGGTGAGGATACCGGCAACCCACGTGACCAGCTTCGATCACCCTGCGTCGGCGACTGCGTCAAAGTCGACCGTGTACTCCCGCTCTTCGTCCAGGGCTGAGGTGGGCGGCAGCGTGTCCGCGGCCAAGCGCTGCATGACCCGCTCCATCACCGGCGCGACCGGCGAGCCCATCGCCAGGCAGAGTTGCATGAACCGGGTCACCGTCAGTGCCACCCGGCCGCCCTCGTAGCCGCGCAGCGTCGCGACGTGCAGATCGAACGGCAGGCGCGTGATCAGGTCGGCCTGCGTGATCCCGGCCTGCTTGCGCACCCGGCGCAACTCGTCGCCGAGGACGACGCGCGCCAGCTCCTCGGGCAGCTCAGCGAGCACCGGCACGGCGGCCGGTCGTGGCGCTGGCACCGACGCGCCGGGCTCGTCGTGCTCGCTGAACGGGTCGACGTCTGCGTTCGCGCGGGCGAGCCGCACCGTGTCGAGGTCGACGACCGTCGCCAGCACGTCGGGTAGCGGGTCGACCGGCGCGCCCGCAGTCGCTAGCGCGGCGTCGGCGGCGCGGGCCGCGGCTTGCAGCTGGCTCGGGTCCAGGTGGCCGTACCGGTCCACAGTCGTGGTGATCGACTCGTGCCCAAGGCGACGCTGCACAGTGGCCAGGTCGACCTTGCGGGCGATCAGCCACGAGGCGTGTGTGTGGCGCAGGTCGTGGATGCGGATGCGCTTCTTCGTGATCCGCCGTTCGCGCGGCACCTTCTCCCCGTCCGGGGTGCGGGTGGCGGTGACGGCCTTGACGGCAGGCACCCACTGGTGGCTGTAGAAGTTGCTGTAGTGGACCCGGCCACCGCGCGGGCCGCGGAACAGCCAGTCGTCCTCGTCGCGGTCGCCGATCAGCACGCGCAGCGGCTCGACTAGCGATCGAGGCAACGACACCAGGCGCACCGACCGCGCAGACTTCGGCGAGCCGATGTAGTGGCCGCTCTCGGCGCGTTTCACTGCCTTGTCGATGTTCACGTACGGGTGTTCGACGTCCAGCGCGACGTCGCCGACTTGCAGCGCGATCAGCTCGCCCCACCGCATCCCGGTTCCGGCGAGAACCCGCACCATCAGCTGGTACGGCTCGCCGAAATAGGACACGAACAGTCCGAATTCCGCCGGGGTCAGGAACGTCATCTCGGCCGGGGTGTACTTCGGGAGCCGGATGTTCTTCGCCGGGTTGTCGCTGCGCGCCACCTTCTTGTTGTCGATGGCCCACGTGACCGCCGCCGAGAGCAGGGCGTGCACGTTGCGCAGGGTCTTGGCCCCCATGCCGAACGCCACGGTGTTGATCAGCTGGCGACGCACGCGCAGCACCCGCAGCGCTACGAAGACCTCCGCGAGGTCGTCCGGAACCAGCGGGGCCTTGCCGGTTTCGTAGCCGGTGACCTTCTTGACCGGCCAGCCCAGCCTCTCGGCGAGCTGTTCACGGGACAGCTCGGCGTCCTTGCGCGCTTGGGTGAGCATGCCCCCGGCCCGCGTCGGGTCGGGGCACGAGACCTTGTTCACCCAGGCGCGGATGCGGTCGCGTTCGATGGCGGTCGCCGACAGGCTGCCGATCAGCGGCACCAGGTGATAGGCGGCCATGTTGTTGTAGTCGCGGCGGGTGCGTTCCTCAATGCCGGTCAGCAGCTTTATGTGCTCGTCGAGCATTTGCGCGACGGTGAGTTCGCGATTCTCGACGGCGTTGTACGCGGCAACGGCGTCCTGGACGTTGTTGCCCGCGGCTTCCAGGATGGCCTTGAACTTCTCGGCTTCGGTCTCGTCGTCGAAGGTGAGGTAGTCCTTCGCGAACTTGCCGGACGGCAGCCGGTGGTCCAGGAACCAGACGACGCGGTAGCCGATCGTGCCGTCAGTGCGCTTGCGGCGCTCGATGCTTGCCATGGGTTGCGCTCCGGTGGTGGACACCTTGCGGGTTAGTTCGACAGGGTTGCGGCGTCTGTCGCAAGAGGTGAGGGCAGACGTGTCCCTCGTGGAATTTCAGGCAGTGGGGGAGAAGGTCAGCGAGTGGCGCTGGGCGCGGTCTCGAGGACCGCTGTCGACTCGTCGGTGATCACGATGACGCGGGCCGAGGTCGGCGGCCGGCCGATGCGGCGGGCTCGTGCGTCGGCGATCCGGCACAGGTCGTCGAGCATCGCGCCGGGCTCGTCGGAGTCGGGCACAGGCCTATAGACGTCGTTCCAGTCGCGCGGGCGTCGAGCTGCGTGGGGAGGTGGCGTGGTCAT